TCAAGGATTGAAAGCAGGACTAGCTATTTACAAAAATAAGAAGGCTGCAGAGGTTGCAATGTCTGAAGCGGCTATTGTACATGCAGAAAAAATGAAAAAAGGTGAGATTGAGTACCAAGGTAGAGCTTTAGATGCACAAAAAAACGACTGGAAAGATGAATTTATACTTCTAACTCTGTCGTCGCCTTTATTTTTACTTGCATATAGTGTATTTGCAGAAGATGAAGCAATTGGAAAAAAATTAGACTTGTATTTTGAGAAATTACAGGGTATGCCTTGGTGGATAATCAGTTTATGGGTAGCCGTAGTCGGCGCCGTGTATGGAATTAAGGCAACTGAGTTAAAACAATTTGGAGGAAAAAAATAATGCCAATTTTTGGAGGAGCTAGTAAGCTTAAAAAATTAAGAATGCTAAAGGTAAAACCTTTAGCTGACAGAAAAAGACTTGGTGGTGGTAACGCTGAAAAAATCATGGAAAGTTTAGAAGAAGTTAAAAAAGCAAGAATTAAAGCTGAACAAGCTTTGAATAAAAGCAGAATGGGACGCGATGCAAAAAGAAAACCTATGAAAAGTGATGCTAAAGACGATATTAGAATTGCAAGAGACGCAAGAAAGCGTAGAGCAAAAACTAGAAAAGAACAAGCGGCTACAGTTGCAGCAGGAGGCGCTGCCATTGGAGCAGTTGCTAAGTTAGGTGAAAGCTACGAAAAAAAGAAAAAAGCAAAAAAGACCGAAGGCATGGAAGAAAGAGTTGGTAAAAAAGACGGTGGATGTGTTCAGGTTAAAGGCTGGGGAAAAGCTAGAAGAAGATAATGTTTAAAAAAATTAGAAATAAGATTTGCATGTTTATTTGTCAGGTGTTTAACATCATTCCATGTATGTGTAGTCATGAATGTAAGTGTAAGAAAGCACATGGAAATAAACTAGACGAGGGAATCTAATGAAAAAAGAGTGTGTGATTTGTAAAAAAGAATTTGAAGCTGCAAATGAGTTTGTAACCATTTGTAGTGATGAATGTAAAAAGGAAGCATTAGCAAAATTAGACGAAGGTTCTGATGAATGCTTATCATGCCAATAATGAAAAAAGGTTATCATAAAACTAAATCAGGCAAGATGGCTAAAAAAGGCCTTTGGTATAATATTCAACAGAAGAAAAAAAGAATTGCAGCAGGATCCAATGAAAAGATGAGAAAGCCTGGAACTAAAGGCGCACCAACTGCAAAAGCAATTAAAAAATCACAAGGAAAATAATGGCAAGAACACCTGCATGGCAAAGAAAAGAAGGTAAATCCGCATCAGGTGGATTAAATAAAAAAGGAGTTGCATCTTACAGAAAAGCAAATCCTGGTTCAAAATTACAAACAGCTGTAACAACTAAACCATCTAAATTAAAGAAAGGTTCTAAGGCTGCCAATCGCAGAAAAAGTTTCTGCGCTAGAATGAAGGGAATGAAGAAGAGATTAACGTCTGCTAAAACAGCAAGCGACCCAGATTCTAGGATCAATAAAAGTCTTAGAAAATGGAACTGCTAATGGACGATCCAGTCAATATTATTTATAAAATACAAAGATCAATCAAAGGAAGCCTAGAGTCACTCAATGATGCTATTCTTAGCGGAAGTGTTGACAATATGGAAAAGTATAAGTATTTACTTGGACAGGCACATGCCTTACAACTAATGCAACAGGATATCTCTAACCTGCTAAACGAAAAGGAGCCAGAAAATGACGACAGAGACAACATCATCCAACTCGACCGAAGTACCGAAGACTAAACTCGCGCTGGAAGAAAAATACAAAGCAGAAAAAGAAGAAAAGAAAACAATTGATGAAACAAATGTGGAATCAATTACTGATGAATTACCAGAGCCATCTGGTTATAGACTTTTAGTTTTACCTTTTACTCCAAAAGAAAAAACTAAAGGAGGAATTTTAATTGCACAAGAATCTTTAGATAAATTACGTATCGCAACCAATTGTGGATACGTCATTAAACTTGGACCCTTAGCATATGCAGACAAAGAAAAGTTTGCAACAGGTCCTTGGTGCAAAAAAGGAGATTGGGTGATTTTTGCAAGATATGCAGGATCACGATTACCAATTGAAGGTGGAGAAGTGCGTATACTAAACGATGACGAGGTGTTAGGAACTATTAAAGATCCTGAATCAGTCTTGCATCATATTTAAACATAGGAGAGCACTATGCCAGAAGACAATAAAGAACCTATGGTTGATGTCGGCGAAGATCAAGGAGCCGAAATTAATCTAGATGAAAACAACGAGCAGACGAAAGAAGCCGTTGCAGAAGAGAAAATAGAAGTTGAACAGGTTGAAGAACAACCTGTAGAAGCTACAGAAGAGAAAAAGGATGAGAAGGAAGATGAGCTAAAAGCTTACAGTGAAGGAGTGCAAAAAAGAATTGCAAAACTTACACGTAAGATGAGAGAAGCGGAAAGGCAAAAAGAAGAAGCAATTTCTTATGCACAAGCAGAGAAACAAAGAAGAGAAGAATATGAAAAGAAATATTCTAAACTCGATCAATCTTATGTTTCTGAGTTTGAAACTAGAGTTAAAACTAACCTAGATGCAGCAAGAGCAGCACTTAGAAATGCTATTGAATCTGGTGACGTTGACGCACAAGTCGCGGCCCAAGAACAACTAGCAAATTTAAATGCAGATGCTTCTAAACTATCTGTTTTAAAAGCAGCTCATGAAGAACAGGCTCAAAGGCCACAAAAAGAGATAAATATCAACCCACAACAAACGAGAACAGTTGATACTTACAATGGTTATGAATTACCAGAAGGCACAAGAACAGATGCTAAAGCGGAAGCTTGGGCAGCTAAAAATGCTTGGTTTGGTAACGATTCTGCCATGACTTATACGGCTTTTGATATCCATAAAAAACTAGTCGAGGAAGAAGGTTTTGATCCTCAATCAGACGAATACTATGCTGAAATTGACAAAAGAATAAAGGTTGAATTTCCGCATAAATTTGCTAAGGTAGAGGATACTGTTACAGAAAGAGCAAGACCTGCTCAAACTGTGGCGTCAGCTAAACGTCCGAGCGCAACAGGACGCAGAAAAACTGTGAAACTCACACCATCACAAGTAGCAATCGCTAAAAGATTAGGTGTGCCACTCGAAGAGTACGCAAAACAATTAACCACGAAGGAGGCATAAGCGTATGGAACAAGATAAAAACATAAAAGCTTCTCGTGCGAGTCAAACAAGAGCAAAGGATGTACGTCCTCAAACTTGGACTCCCCCGTCATCTTTAGATGCACCACCTGCGCCTGATGGATTCAGACACAGATGGATAAGAGCTGAAAGCATGGGCTTTGATGATACAAAGAACATGTCAGGCAAAATCAGATCTGGATGGGAACTCGTAAGAAGCGATGAATATCCTGAAACTGATTATCCAACTGTTAAGGAAGGCAAATATGCAGGAGTGATTGGGGTTGGCGGCCTTGTGCTGGCAAGGATACCCGAAGAGATTGCGAAATCTAGGGAAGCTTATTTCAATAAGCAAACCTCAGATAGAGAACAAGCAGTTAACAACGATCTCATGAAGGAACAGCACCCAAGTATGCCGATCAATAGTGATCGACAGACTCGTGTTACTTTCGGTGGCTCAAAGAAAAGTTAATCTTTTAACGATTCCAAAACCACTGGATAAACTTAAACAATTATAGGAGAAAAACTATATGGCAAACAAAGACGCTGCTTTCGGACTGAAAGCAATCGGAAAAGTTGGTCAGAATAGAGATGCTCAAGGTTTATCCGAATACTCAATTGCTGCAAACACAGCAGTTATCTACAACAGTGACCCAGTATCAATTGATGCTGATGGTGAAGTTGTTAGAGCAACTGCAGGTGCAGGAAATGACCTATTAGGAAGCCTTAACGGTGTATTCTATACTGATGCATCAACTTCAAAGCCGACATGGGCCAACTATCTAGCTGCTTCAAACACAGCTACTGATATCGTAGGTTTCGTGTCAGACGATCCTTATCAAAGGTTCGTAATTCAATCTGCAGGAACTGTTGCACAAACTAACATTGGTAACACTGCTGCTGTTGAGTTAGGTGCTGGAGTAACGCCAAATTTTGTTTCAAAAGCAGAAATTAGTGGAACAATGGCAACTACAGCAAATCAACTTAAAATACTTGGTTTAGCTAAGGAAGAAGGAAATGAATTCGGAGCAAACGCAAATGTTATCGTAATGATTTCTGAACACCAGCTGAACGTAAGTACAGGCGTATAATAGGAGGATACAATTATGGCCATTTCTAGATCACAACTAGTTAAAGAACTAGAGCCAGGATTGAATGCACTATTCGGCCTGGAGTATAAACAGTACGAGAATCAGCATACTGAAATTTTCGATACAGAAAACAGTGACAGAGCTTTTGAAGAAGAAGTAATGTTATCTGGTTTCGCAAATGCATCAGTTAAACCAGAAGGTTCTGGAGTAACTTATGACAATGCACAAGAAACTTTCACTGCTAGATACACTCACGAAACAATAGCTCTTGCTTTCTCAATCACTGAAGAAGCGATTGAAGATAACTTGTATGACAGACTTGCGTCTAGATATACAAAAGCTTTAGCAAGATCTATGGCGAACACTAAGCAAGTAAAAGCTGCGAATGTATTAAACAATGCATTTAACAGTTCTTTTGCAGGCGGTGATGGTAAAGAGCTTTGTGCTACTGACCACCCGACAATTGCTGGGTCTTTCTCAAACGAGTTACAAACTTCTGCTGACTTGAATGAGACATCTTTAGAGCAAGCGTTAATTGATATCGCTGCTTTCACAGATGAGAGAGGTCTTAAAGTCGCTGCGAGAGGAATGAAATTGATCATCCCAAGTGAACTTCAATTCACTGCGGAAAGATTAATGAAATCTTCTCAAAGAGTTGGTACAGCTGATAATGATATCAACGCAATCGGTTCTATGGGAATGATCCCTCAAGGTTACGTAGTGAACAACTACTTAACTGATACTGATGCGTTCTTCA